GGAGCCACGGGCTCTACTGGTCCTACGGGTGCCACTGGAGGTATTGGTCCTACAGGGGCGACAGGTTCACAAGGGCTAATAGGGCTTACTGGTAACACGGGAGCTACGGGTAGCCAAGGTATTCAAGGCATCCAGGGCATCCAAGGAAACACAGGCGCAAGTGGTCCTTCTATCACAGTAACAGATGAAGGGGGCGCAGCCCTTACTACAGCACTAACTAGTATTGATTACGTAGGATCTAATGTCCAAGCTACCTCTGTAGGTGATGCGGTTACTGTTACAATTAGTGATCAAACAAATGTAACAGGGTCTGCTGGTAGTCTATCTTCTACCTTAGCAGTAGCTTCTGGTGGTACAGGTCAAACAACAACACAAGCCGCTGTCAATACAATTACAAATGTAGGGGCTGCTTCTAATGAGTATGTTCTTACTAAAGATACAACAACAGGTAATGCTGTATTTAAACCCTCTGCTACTGGGGGTGGTGGTGATGCTCTTACTAGTAATCCATTAAGTCAATTTGCCCTTACAACATCCGCTCAACTAAGCGGGGTATTAAGTGATGAAACAGGTACTGGGTCTTTAGTATTTGGAACTAGTCCTACTTTAATTACTCCTTTATTAGGAACTCCTACAAGCGGTAATTTAACTAATTGTACATTCCCAACTCTTAATCAAAATACAACAGGTAACGCTGCTACAGTAACTACCAATGCTAATCTAACGGGACACGTAACATCAGTAGGTAATGCTGCTGTGTTAGGCTCGTTCACGGCTGCTCAATTAAATACGGCTGTTAGTGATGCCACAGTGTCACTTACTACGCACAACCATACTGGTGTTTATGCTCCAGTGCTGGGTGCTGATGACAACTATGTAACGGATGCAGAGAAAATAGTAGTTGGTAATACGTCTGGTACGAATACTGGCGATCAAACATTCATTGCTAACCGAGTAACCAGCGCAGCATCAACGGCTACATTAACACCCAATGCTGACACGACTGATATTTCTAGTCTTACCGCACAAGCAGTTGCTTTAACTTTAGCAGCTCCTACAGGTACGCCAGCGGCAGGGCAGATTCTTCACGTATGGTTTCATGATGATGGCACCGCGCGAGCTATCTCGACTAACGTAACTTATGTAGCTGCCACAGGTGTAACCCTGCCCACCACAACTACGGTTGGGTCGCTGACTAAGATGGCTTGCCAATGGAACGGAACTAATTGGGGTGTTGATGCAGTTACGGAGACAGTAGCATAATGAGTATGATGTTAGCTCATCACGGTGCTATGAGCACACCTAGCGGGTCAGCCGACCCTAGACGGGACTACACTACAGCTACGGTCTTAGGTACTACAGCTAATATAGCAATTACTCCTTATCAATTAACTTATACAGGTTTTGATAGAAACAATGATGTAAGGTTAACTTGGGATGATGGAGTAGGTTTCTGGAACGGAGATATAACGGTTGATGTTGACCACTACTCAAATTCTTCTAGTGATACCAATGGTATTTGTACTATTGTAGATTTAAGTAAAAATTACACGGCAGGTAATGTTGGCTCAAGCCCAACGCCACAAGACTCAATTCATTTGTATATAGCGGCAACTGCCACTAATGCCAATATTGTTCTGCAAGAGTATGATGGAGGGACGCGATACAGCACGACATATTTGACATCCTTGGATACTGACCTATATCTAAGACTAAGGGTTGTCAGAGGCGTTGGTTCTTTTGGTACAGTTTACTTGGACTTGTATTCAGATTCTGCTAGGACTTCATTGACGACTACTCTATCAATAACCTTGCACAGTTCAGTGAAGGATTACAGATACGTTTATGCGGCACTCTCTCATCACTCAGGAACAACTGGCAATGCCTTTGATGGAACAACTAGCAACTTCATTATCTCTCAAGTTTAAAGGATTAAAATATGTACAGACACAACGGAATTAAAGTTAAAGATAGAGATAGTGTAGTTGTTAATGGACAACGTTATCACAATAAATTTTTAGATGGCATGACAGCGACTCAACGGACTGCGTTGGGTATTGAGACTGTTGCTGACATTGCTCGTCCAGACCATTTGACACATAAAGATATTGTCGAGAATGACGATGGTTCTTATACGTCCACACTTAAAACCCAAGGCGAATTGAATAGAGAGAGTAGACGTTCTCATAATGAAGAATTATCTATTCTTACATCAGTTGCAGGGAGCTACGCTATTGATTTATTCGAGGCTAACACCTTCACTTGTACACTGACTGAAAACACTAACTTGGCTCTACCTGCCAATGCAGAAGCTGGTCAAGTGGGTCATATTAGATTTATTCAAGATGCCGCAACTGCATTTGTCCTGACATTTGATACCTCATGGGTAGCCGCCACTGGCACTGCTGGTGTTATGTCCACTACATTGGGAGCTAGTAACGTAATGACGTACGTAGTTGAAGTGGGTGGAGCTACACCAGTTATTACATACGGATGGGCTACTAAAGGTATTGCTTAATGAGTAGCCATAATAATAGCTTACTCTTATCACTATCTTCTGCTGCTGCTACTGGTGGAGGAGGCGGAGGTGGAGGTAGCTCTCCTGTAGACGAAACTCCTCAAGCTGGGCTGGAAATCCTAACTGATGGTAACTTTAAGATATTCAAGTACACATCTAATGGTACGTTTGACGTATTAGCAGGGTCAGTTGATGTGGAATATTTAGTAGTCGCAGGGGGAGGTGGTGGTGGAGGCGGTCGAGCGGGTGGCGGCGGTGCAGGTGGCGTGCTGACTAACTTCGGTGGGACATTACATACAATTTCTTCTGGTAATAATATCGTAGTCATAGGTGCAGGAGGGGTAGCCGCCACCTCAACTGGTCGTACTAATGGCTCTGGCGGAGGTAAAGGCGCAAATTCTACATTTGACACTCTACTTGCAATTGGAGGTGGTAGAGGTGCAAGGGGAGCTGGTGGTTCTGGTGGTTCTGGTGGTGGTGGCAATGGAGGTGGCGCAAGCACGGCAGGGCAAGGTAATGTAGGAGGAAAAAACGCAGGCTCAGGCGGTGGCGGAGGTGGTGGAGCAGGCGCAGTAGGCGGTAAAGGGTCTAGTAGCGGAGGTTACGGTGGTGTAGGTGTGTCATCCTTGATTACAGGGGACATACTTTATGTAGGAGGCGGTGGTGCAGGTTCTGGAAAGAATAGGGCAAAAGCTGTAGGAACTTCAATCTATGGTGGAGGTGGTCGAAGTACCTCAGCTGGTTACGCAGGAACTCCTAATACAGGTGGTGGTGGAGGCTCTGAAGATAGAGCCGCAGCAGGTGGCTCTGGCGTGGTATATATTAGATTTCAATTTCAATAAAAGGTTATTAATAGTATGATTTACAAATTAAATGGAGTTGAAATTAACATCAACCAAGAGCGAGTTATTGGCGGGGTTACGTACCCTGTATATACACTCCCACGACTGCAAGACAAATGGACTGAGCTAGGTATCACAGAAGAAGCAGACCCAGTACCGACACCAGAGCCGGAGCCTACACCTTTGACTGCTGCTGAGTTACTTGAGCAAACGAAACAAGAGCTTACTTCAGTAATTGAGGTTTATTTAGATGACGCAGCTATATCTAAAGGATATGATGATATTGTATCCGCTAGTTCTTACGCTGCTACACCTAATGCCTTTCAGCTTGAGAGTATCTCTTTTATTGAATGGCGAGCTGCTGTATGGGTTGCGGCTATTGCGATTATGAATGATGTAATTGCAGGTAATATTCCTACACCAACTGAGGCTGAGTTATTGGCTTTGCTTCCTAACTATGTAAGTGTAGTTTAAGAGTATGATTATATTAGCTTCCAGTGTTTTAGCTTTCCTTTACATCTTCTGGTGTGTCTATATCCTAGTAATGGGGTTGTATAGATTACACCTTAAAGGAGATCTTAATGGACTTAATAAATTACTGGCTTACCCAGTAGTAATTATAGGACTGTTAATTGATGTGATTGTTAACTGGACTATTGCTATAGTATTATTTATGGACTTCCCTAAAGAATACTTAGTAACTCAACGTCTAATTAGATACAAGAATACTGAGTCTCTCTGTTGGAGAGGGCGGATGGCTACGTATATCTGCGATAGTATCTTAGATGTATTTGATCCTAGAAGTAACCACTGTTAATTTAAAGAATGAGTCTTTCTCAAAAAGTACAAATTGTACGGGACAGTGCAGAAGCAGATTTATCTGTTTTCATTAAGCTAATGGCCCCTCACCTTCTTATAGGAGGTATACACCAAGAATTAATTCAGTGGTGGACTAGGAGCGAAGCTAAGAAAAACCAGTTAACTCTTCTACCTCGTGGCCACTTAAAGAGTAAATTAGCAGCGTATCGTACAGCTTGGTGGATAACTAAAAACCCAGAAACCACTATTCTATATGTAAGTGCTACAGCAGACTTAGCAGAAAAGCAGTTATACCAAATAAAACAGATCTTAGATTGTCCTATTTATCGCAGGTATTGGCCTGAGATGATTGGGGTAGACGAAGGAAAAAGAGAGAAATGGGCAGTTGCTGAAATTGCCGTTGATCACCCTAAACGAAAATTGGAAGGAATTCGCGATGCAACTTGTAAAGCTGTTGGTCTCACTTCTAACACCACTGGCTTCCATGCTGATGTGGTTGTCCTCGACGATATTGTCGTCCCAAGCAATGCTTACACGGAGGATGGCCGAAGTAAAGTGGCTTCAGCGTATTCTCAGTTGGCTTCGATTGAAAATCCAGGAGCGCAAGAATGGGTTGTAGGTACTAGATACCACCCTAGAGACATCTATCAAAACATGATAGAAATGCACATGGAGATCTTTGATCCAGCCACAGGAGACTTAGAGAGCGATGAAAATATCTATGAGTTATTTCAGAGAGTAGTAGAAACAGATGGGGAATTCTTGTGGCCCTCTCAAGTACGTACAGATGGAAAATCTTTTGGATTTAATCATAGAATCTTAGCTAATATTAAAGGTAAGTACCAAGGAGATATTACTCAATTTTATAGTCAATATTATAATAATCCTAATGCTTCAGAGACAGCTCGTATTTCACCAGACAAGTTTCAGTACTATGAGAGATCTCTTCTTCAAAACACGGAAGGGGATTGGTACATTAAAGATCGCAAACTAAATGTATCGGCTGCGATTGACTTTGCATTCTCAATAAAGAAACAAGCTGACTATAGTGCTCTCGTTGTTATGGGTGTAGACCACCTAGGCAATTATTATATCCTTGATATAGATAGATTTAAGACAGATAGAATTGTTGATTACTTTAATCACATTGTAAAAGCACAATACAAATGGGGCTTTAGAAAGATTCGAGCTGAGGTTACAGTAGCCGAACAGACTATTGTTCAAGAGCTTAAAGAAAGTTATATCAAACCTAATGGCATCCCTCTTTCTATTGATGAGCACAGACCTACTCGTCACCAAGGGGATAAAGACGAAAGACTTGCAGCAATCTTAGAGCCTAAGTATGACAACATGCAAGTATGGCACTATCGCGGGGGTAATTGTCAATCCCTAGAAGAAGAGTTGATTATGTTGAGACCACCACATGACGACATTAAAGATGCACTGGCGAATGCAATTACTATTGCAACGATCCCAAGACACAGAGGTACGGCACAAACCATTAGCAATGTAATTACACATGCTAGGTTTGGTGGTGTGTCTTATTAAAAAGGAAAGAAGTTATGGCAGGTAAGGTCGCACAAATACAAGAGATTGTTACTCCTACGAGTTTAGCTAGGCAGCTATCTGGTTTGTACAACAACTGGTGGATCCAACGCTCTACTAAGGAAGGTGAGTGGAGAGAACTCCGTAATTATCTTTTTGCTACAGATACCACAAAGACAACTAATTCTAAATTACCTTGGAAGAATAAGACTACTATTCCAAAGTTAACTCAGATTAGAGATAACCTACATGCTAACTATTTAGATGCTTTGTTCCCTAACGATGACTGGCTTCGTTGGGAAGGTTACTCTATGGAGAGTGCTAATAAGGGTAAGCGTAAAGCTATTGAAGCGTACATGACTAACAAGCTACGTGAGAGTGGCTTCAGAGAGACTATCTCTAAGTTAGTGTACGATTATATTGATTACGGTAATGTCTTTGGCGAAGTCCAATGGGTAAACGAAGTACACATCGATCCAACAACGGGGGAGGAAGTAACTAACTACGTAGGACCTAAGGCAGTTCGAGTATCTCCTTTTGACATTATCATTAACCCAACAGCACCTTCTTTTAAAGACTCTCCTAAGTTCACACGATACATTAAATCTATTGCAGAGCTAAAGAAAGATATTAAGAATAGCAATAGCTTAGGCTTTGATGAAGGTGTCCTAAATAAAATCTTAGAGACTCGTCGTAGTCTTACGTCCTTCCGTATGGAAGATATTAACAAAGCTGTAGGATACTCTATTGATGGCTTTGGTTCTCTTCAAGAGTACTACCAATCAGGTATGGTAGAACTATTAGAATTTGAAGGAGACGTATATGATGAAATTAATGATGTCTTATTAGAGAACAAAATTATTACTATTGTTGATAGGACTCATGTTATTAGAAACATTGATAATCCTAGTTGGCTTGGTACAGATAGTAAAGTACACGTAGGTTGGAGAGATCGTCCTGATAACTTGTATTCTATGGGACCACTTGATAATCTAGTAGGGTTACAGTACAGGGTAGATCACTTAGAGAACCTTAAGGCGGATGCTTTGGACATGACCATCCATCCCCCATTAAAGAAGCGAGGTCAAGTAGACCCCTTTGTGTGGGCACCAGGTGCAATGATTGACATGGCTGAGGATGGGGACGTAGTTCCTATGCCACCTAACCAAGCAGCCTTTATGGTTAATAATGAAATTGGGGCTTTACTAGCTCTAATGGAAGAAATGGCAGGGGCTCCTAAAGAAGCTATGGGCTTCCGTAGTCCAGGGGAGAAGACTGCTTTTGAAGTAGATGCCCTTAATAATGCAGCCCAACGTATCTATAGAAATAAGATCAATAAATTTGAAAGATAAAACTTCAATTGCTGATT